GATTCCCGTTCTTGTATATCTCAAACTTCTTTGGGTTCAAGGAACGGAACACCCGATACTCATCCTTGCCAATTGTGAACTCAATCTCCACTTCACAATTTTTCTCGTTGATTGAGTTAGGAAGTTGGGGAATGTTGATCCCACGAAACGACTTGCCGAATAGGGCGAACGTCAACGCATCAAGCATCGTTGATTTGCCTGCACCATTCTCTCCAGAGATCAGAGTGTTTCTGTGTCTGGTGAGGTCCAATGTTGTTGGATAGTTTCCTGTTGAAAGGAAATTTTTCCATTTAAGTGTCGTGAAATTTATAATGACAATGACTCCATATACAAATCTTTGATGATGCGTTTCATCTTCTCTTTGTCTTTCACTTCTTCCAGCCCCTCAATCTCATTGTTGATCAGTGTAACGGTATCTTGGGCTAAGTCAACTATTTCTTCTTCGTCCGAGATGTCTACCAGTTCCTCAACGATGGTAATCTTCTCAACGCCACAATCATAGAGTTTGTCCATAAACCGCTCAAAGGAATATGGGTGTTCTTTGTGTTCTACGAACAACTTGACATATGCATTCTCAAGGTAACGACAATCAAACTCATCTGCATCAACTGGACCATCTTTATCGTTGTAGGTGACAGCGTGGAACATCTGGTATGGGTTGGGGATGAACTCAATCTCGCGGGTGTCTGTGTCAAGAACGTGGAACCCCTTCGTTTCGTTCAGATCGCTGAAGGTGATCTGATACTGGGTTCCAAGATAATAGATGTTACCTCTCTCTTGACGGCAATGGAAGTGTCCTGTCAATACCTGCTCATACCTACTAAAGAGTTTGGGATCCATACCATCGTTGTACTGCACACCACGAATGACATCATACCCACTCAACTCAAGGTGTCCAATGAGGAAGGGTGCCTCTGCTGTCTTGATAAACTCAATGGATTGGTCATAGTTCTCTTTGTTTACCCACGGAAGAAAAGCAATATCCAAAGCACCAAAAGTCTTCACAACTGGCTCTTCGTATATGTTCAAGGCAGGAGAGTCACCGAACAACTCAGACATAGAATTGACGCGGTTAGTATTGCGATAATAGACATCGTGATTTCCGAGAATGCAATGCATCTCAATACCTGCATCTTCTAATCTTTCAATGAACTTCTCTCTCACCTGATTCAGGATATTGAAATTGACAAACTTACGCCTGTCCATCAGGTCGCCTGCGTGTATTAATGTGTGTATGTTATGCTCTTTAACGTATGGAAAAAACACATCGTCAAAGAACTTCATAAAATAGTTTAGGAACACTTGAGAGTCGCCTCTCGCCCCCCAGTGTGTGTCATTCAGAATGCAAATTTTCACAATGTCATCTCACTTATCAGGGCTATCTTCACTCTTGTCATCCTCTAAAAATACATCCAAGTTCTTCTTTGCTTTCTTCTTCTTTTTCTTCTTGGGTGTAAATTTATCCACATCTTTTTCATTGATATTAAATGCATCCTTCATGGCATCTTCAATATCCCAGTCTTCTTCTTTCTTCTCCTCTTTTTCAAAATAGTTCTTTTGGAACCAATTTTGAATTACGACATCATCCTGTTCTTGTAGCAACTTAAACTTGATGTATGACTGCTTCTTCTCTTTCTCTATTCGTCGGAGAAATGCATAGTATGTTATCTGAGTAAAATATGAAAATGGATTCTTTGATTTCTCTGGGTCAAAATTATGCGCATACATTAAGCAATTTTCAATCGCATCACCTATCATTTCTTCTTTATATGGATAATTAGTAAAATTGCTTTTGCGTGATAAATGTTCTGCTATCTTCATGAAACACTCACCAATGTATGTGGTCACCGGAGGTTTATCATCTCCCGATTCAACGGCATCGATGACTAATTCTTTCCATGCAACCATAGCAGCAAGAAACTCTTTGTTGTCAATATACTGATTTATCTTCTTTTTCTCTTTCATATCAAAATTATACACACCCCATTTAAAATATTCAAGAGAATCTTAAAGTTTTTCATTGACTTTTATTCCACCCCCGCTACACTTGGAGTGTCAACGATCATAAGTATAATAGAACATACTTAATGGTACTTAGTTGCCAGGTAGATCCCACTCGTCATCATTCAAATCCCAATGCCAGTCTGTCAGTCGGTTGCCATACTCCGGATGATCTTTATCGTTACCGGTATATTCCGGATCATTTTTTATTGGTCCATTATTACCAATACCTAGTGCGTCTAATATAGCATCATTAAACATATTTTTGTCAACAATGTCAGCATCTATCAATTCGTTGATTATGCTTGGGTGCATCATAAGTGTTATGGCGATCATATCAAACTTTTCTTTGTCCATCATGTCTGCTGGTAATTCAGTGTTGAAAATTTCATCATAAACCGATTCTGGTGTAGAATTCATCATATCTTCTATCATCGATGGAGGAAATGTTGACATTTGATCAAATGGTGGTTGTTTCTTTTTATTCTTTGCGATATCATCAAACTTGGCAATTTTATTTTCTTCAACTGCTTCTATTACTTGTTCTAGTTCCATATCATACAACTCACAAGCATTTTTATTAGGTTGTACAATAGAAATAACCAAGTCTTTTGGGATCCTAATTGTTCTTTCACCAGAATGTTCAATCCATTTTTTTAACACGGACATTGTTCCCATATACGGACCATTTTGTACATGCTGCAACACGAATAGCATAGGGTCATTAATGATAAATTTATTCTTCGTTTGACCTGTTATTTTGGTGATTATTTCTTCACCTGTTGTTAATTTGAGAATTCTATGTGTTACTTTCTTATTATCGGTTTTCCTCATTCTTAAATTCCTCTTTTATTGTGCCTGTACAGAGACTAGTCTATATCTAAAGTTCTCATTAGTATATATCTTAACACGTTCGTCCAAATGTTTCAATGTGTGATTTCGCCACTTTTTATATGATAGATCATCTGCAATATCATATACTTTCACTTTGTCTTTATTGGATGATTTTCGCAAACCCCTTCCTATTGATTGTAGAACCCGTATAACAGATTTAGAAGAGGATGTAAATATAATGTTGTGGATATTTTGAATATTAATACCTGTAGAACATGTACCATACGACGCAACCAATATAGAATTCTCATGATTGTTCACAAGTTGTCTAATTTCTTCTCTCTGCTCTACTGCGGTTTGGCCATATATGAGATACACATCATCCTTCATTTCTTTGAGTTTATTATAAAGAGGTATACCATGTTTATCAACATAGTTGAATAACATCAAGGTATTTCCATCAAGAGATTCGGTCAACTTGCAAAGGAAGTTGTTTCTTTTTTCAGAGGACAACAGCCAATCCATTTCATCATGATATGTCGCACGTTTGATAGTTTGTATTTCATTTGGTGTATATTTCAACACAACACATTCAATGTCTAAGTTGCTCAATAGATCCTTCTCAATCAAATCCACAGTGGTGGTAGTTTTAAATACTCTACCAAACAGACCTTCAATGACCAGTTTATGTGCCTTAGATCCATCTAGTGTACCACTAGTGCCGAATCTATACTTGATGTGGGTCAATTTTGACATTAATGAAGTGAGTGATTTTGCTTGAAAAAGATGGCACTCATCCCCAAACACCACATCATATTCGTAGAAGAATTTTGGATCTAGTTTATAGAGACTTTGCCATGTGCTTATAACAACTCGTTTGTCGGTTGATTTTGCTTGTCCTGAGAATATGCAGTGTATGTTGTTCTCTGCATCCCATCTATCATTATTTGAGTAGTCATTAAAGTCTGATTTCAGTTGTGACACCAAACCCGTTGTCGGAACTATGATTAACACTTTCTTGTCGTTCGGTAATATGTCCAAATAGTACCTCATTATTATGTAGATAATAAGTGATTTTCCGGAACCAGTGGGAGAAAGCATAAGGCTTCTACCATTCCGAATAGAGTGCAGGACCGCATCTATCTGATGAGGATGTGGTACGATATCATTACCACTAGCGGAGAGTTTTAGATAATCAATAAATCCTTCAATGTCATCTTCTGAAATAGGTTTGCCGCTTGTTGTTATATCTTTCAGTTCGCATGTATATTTTCTATCCTTACAGAAATGTATAACATAATCCAATAGACCTTTATACAACGTGCGGGCATGCAGATTGAACAACCGAATCTTTCCATCCCATTTCTTCTTTTGGTATGCGGGTGTATATTGATAATTCGGTACTAAAAAGGTGAAGAAGTCCGAAAGTTCTTTTGCTATGGATCTATCACAATCTACTTTAATGTAGACTTCACTTACATCACTGATGATTACATCCATTACATTATACCATTGCTAAATTTTATCCAGTCAATAGCAGAACGAATCATCCATTGACGACCATTGATCATTTTGAGAATAGCGTCTAGATAATTAATCTTTTCTTCTTGAACCGTCACGTTTGTTTTGATTTGAATTAATTCTGAATCAGACTCCAAAAATTTGTCAACATCAGATTTAAGAATATTCAAACTGAATGGTTCCCAACCCTTTTCTTTAAGTTCTTCTTCCGACATTTTACCACTATAATACAACCACTTATCTTTTGTGATAATTTTGAGTCGTTGTTTATACTTCTCTAGTACTATTTTTTCATCAATAAGAAACGTAAGATACTTATTGTGGAGTTGTGGAATTCTCAATGATTCTGTATCTAGTTCTGTTTCGTTAAATTCAATATCATCACTGACCATAATTTTCAATTCACTCAATTTCATGTAAGCCTTTCTATGACATATCCTGTATATTTAAAAGAAACTTGGACTGAGATGGGTTCTGTCATGGTAGAAATGGAAGAGAATGGTATTTCTCCTAAACTACTTGGAAATACATTAGTAAACTCCACACTAAGTACCGGTTTATATGCACTATTCAACATGAGCATGTTTGCGGTGCTTAGATATTGGGTAGGGTCGTTGCCAATTTCCCGCAAGGGAACTGCTTCTTCAATCCAATCGTAAATTTCTGACCAGTTTCTTAGGTTTTCATCAATCAACATTTGAACACTCAACTCACCATGTTCTGCTCTATTGGCAGGAATATACACAGGGGTTGCATATCTTGTGGGAAATTCCTGTTCTGTCACAGATATATTAGGAAATGATACACTCTGTACGAAGTATGTCAAGAGTGGACATCGATCAATTGAGAATTTAAATTGATTGCTTTTTAGATAATTGTCTGTTATTGGTTGTGCTAACGACGGGTCCATGTTTCCCGCTGTCACACCACCGATTGATGAATCTGCCATGGTAGATTTCCTCCTTAATTATATAGGTGGGCGCAAAAAAACACGGGAGCCGAAACTCCCGTGCTTCTTTGGTTTTATATTACCAACTATCAGGTGTTACCATGGATATTATCGATCAAGAAGATACGATAATACTGGTTACTTCGCTTGGAATCGGGATCTGCCGGATCAGATCGATCTGTTGCAGACTCACCCGGTCTGTTTGACACGAATGGGTTGTTGACCATTCCGTAACGAGTCTTGAATCCAATCTTGGGCTGGAAGGTATTCTCACCAACCGCACGCACCATCTGGAGCGGAACATATGGGCAATAGAACATACCAGCGTCATATGGGTTGCTACCGCGATATCCAACAACTGCGAAGTTCTTGAGCGCGTCAGCATATGGATCAATGTAGACTCTCATCTTACCATTGAGAAGACCCGCAAAAGTATTGCCAGTGTCATCAACAGAGAGATTCTGGTTGAGAGCGGGAGAGATCTGGAGGAATCCACCCATTGCGAGTGCTGATGCAACATCAGCGGAGCAAAGGAGGAAGTTACCCTTACCTCTACGAGTCTCTTTTGCAATCACGTTGGCTTCGCGTTCAATCTGATACATCAATCCACGGAAGCGTTCTGCGGACCAACGACCATCGGAATCGGTGTTTAGATCGTAACGACCATCAGTTGTGATATCTTGCTGCAAGCAGCCCAGTTTAGCGTTGAAGTAAATTGCTCGCATAACTTCTCGGTTGATTTCAGTGAGAATTTCACCGGAAAGCAAATTAGCAAGTTCAGTCTCAGCATCAAGACCATGAATAGCCTTCAAGTCCTGAGCGAGTTCAGTCGTGTACTCTGCTTTGAGGGCGCGAGTCTTAGCAGTAACTGATGTACGCTCAATGGTGAATGCCATTTCGCGGAAATGAGAGTTGGCATCACCACCAAGACCTTCAGCGTTTCCACGACCCATACCTTGGTACGATGCACCATATAGTGTGTCCAGATCAGATGCTACTGCGCTCGTATTACCATGGCTAGTACCAGGGAACGGATCAGCAGACAGACCAGCAGTAAGACCACCACTAATACCGCCAGTTGCGGAGAAGCGTGGGTCTGCTTCGTCAAATCGTGCTTCTACGCCCGACTGATCGTTGTAGCGGGATCGCATTGCAAAGATAAGACCGGTAGGTGCGCTCATGGGCTGCACACCAGCAATATCGTAAGCAACGAGGTTTGGCATTGCACGACGAACAAGACTCATCAATACTGGATCATAACCAGCAAGAGTGCTTGAATCGCTGTACGAAAGACCGCTTGCACCAGCAGCGTTTGTTGGTGATGCTTCGGTTAATGATTGCTGCCGCATTGCTTTTTCTTGGTTCTCAAGAAGAACAGCAGTTACTTTCTTACGATAACTATCTTCAATATCTGGAAGCGAGTTGTGTTCAATGACAGGTTGCCACTTCTCTTCAAGAAGGTCGTACCTTGGTGCGTCTGATATATCCATTTTTTTTCTCCTAATCCCTAGTTCGGGGGTTATGTGTTAAAAATACTATTTAATAGTTCGTGAGAGGGCATCAACGTAATCTTTCATTGCACCCTCGGCTAATGGTTGTGGGGTTTCTGTTAATTCTTCGTCAGCATAATCAAGGTGCGATACTTCATTTTCTGTGAAGTAATTTTCCTTGAGGGAAACTAACTTGTTAACGAATTCATTTTCGCTTTCAAAACTAATATTTTCTGCCAGACTTCGGAATCGTTCCGATTCAGTGTCTGTCATATCTTTAGAACTCGTTTCAATAAGTTCACTGCAACGACTCTCGATGAGTTGCTTTTGCAGTTCAATGTTTTCATTAACCTGTTGATTGAGGTTTTCTGAAACTTCTTCGTTTGCGTGTACAAGTTCGTCAAAGAGGTCAACCTTCTCGTCTGGAATGTCAACATAGTTTTCTTGGAACAAGTCCTTAAGACCATAGATGAAGTTCTCAGCAATTTCCATGCGAAGATTATTTTCAATGACGAGTTGATTTTCCTTGACCCATTCTTCAACGACATAGTTGAGGTAATCGTCAACCTTTTCTGTCAGTTCAGAAGTTAAGCGGTCGGTATGTTCAACTATAATTGCTTCGTGCTGTTCGCGTAATTCTTCTTCAACTGTTTCTGTTCGTTCAATTAAAGCAACTTCAAAAATAGTGATTACACTATTCATAAAATCTTCGCTAAGATTTTCACCATCAAACAACGACCGAAGACTTTCGGTAGCAGGGAGAACTAGGCTATTGTCCTTTTTACCCTTTAACTTACCCGCAATACTCGCTTTGTTGGCGGCATCACTCTTTGGAGGTGCCTTCGTTTTTCGAGCAGGAAGTTCTGGTTCTTCACCACCAGTTAATTCATCAGTGTCAATTTTAGCATGACCACCTTCTGCGTCTTGATAAAGATCAGGGTCTTCAACACTTTTAGCGTTGACTACGCCCATCTTCTTGTCTGCTTCGTCGAGTTCTTCGTCCTCACCTGTACCTGGCTTCATTTTCTTGCGATAGTCTTTAAGACCATACACTTCTTTAGCCACCTCGGGGTCTAGGTCAGAGTCATTACCTGCGATAACGTTTCTGATTGTGTCGATGGGATCTGGATAATCCATATTTTGCGAACTCCTTTATCTGATATTATATATAAAACCTAAAGTTTTGAGATGAAATCTTGAAATAATCTTGTTGCTTTTTCTTCAAGATTACGCTGTGATACTTTTTTTAATTCTTTGTGATATTCGGATATGTTAACTTCCTGTATAACTCCGTTATTCCACATCCATTCTTTACCTTCCATTATACCATTTACAAAGGCACTAGGGGCGGAAGGGTCAGCAACAATATCAACTGCTGCTAACATGAAGTCTTCTTGTACTTCGTTAATTCCATCATCCATAGACTTCAAAGAGCCCATTCCTCTCGAAGATACACCCAACTTTGCACCACCATCAATGAGGTTTTGTACAATTTTCCCATAGGGTGTTTCTAATATCTTGGCTTTTCCGTGAACGTCATTACCACTTGGATTTAGATTTGTGATCATATGAGAAACACGTTCTAAATTTAGCGTCGGACCTTCAGGATGACCAAGTTCGCCCATAGCACGATTACCCCGTACATATTTTTCATTATAGCGATTAACTTCATTCATTAATGTGCTATTAGGATAGATGCGACCATTCCTATTCTTCACATTAGATTGCATGAAAACACCTTCAATGTGGTATGTTTTCTTACCATCATTCTCTTCGGTAATATAATTAACTGCTTCTGTTACTTCTGTGATTAATTTCATTCGTCTTTGTCCTCATCATCCTCATCATCCTCATCATCCTCATCATCTTTACGATTCTTAATTGCATCGCCTACTTTATTGCGACGATTGTTGAGATAAGAATCAGACTCATCCGAATCACCGTCATTATCTACATCATCGTCTTCTTCCCCAACCTTATCAAGTTTCTTTTTCCCCTCATTGAATACGACGGGATACATGTCCATCTTGATTTCTTCAAGAGAGACTGCAATTTTTTCATATAGTTCTTCGTGAATGATTTGTTTTGTTGTAAGAAAGTCTTCGTCGTGTAGTGCTTGAGTTAATCTATTGCTATCCATTGGAATTTCCTATTCGTTAGTTTCGTTCTGTAATGCAAAATCAACTATACGAGAGAAATTATCAACATCTGCGATGAGATTATCTCGTAACTTAAGTTGATTAATACTATTTAGGTTATCATGGAGTTTGATAATAGACTCACAAACAAAGGGTTTAATTGTAACGAATTTACCATCATTCAAAATGAGAGGAAGTGACTCATTATCCACGACAGATTCGCTCATCATAGAAAAAATATTTGCTTCTTCTTGGATTGACGCTTTTAGATCTTTTGCCATACTAAGAACCATTTCTTCCATCTGGTTATCTGTAAACCTTTTCGTTTGGACTCGAATTCCACGAAGTGTTAACTCATTTTTGCGAAGACCCATTTCCATAAGACCTTTAGAGAATTCTTTAGCGTCTGAGCGACTCTTAAATGTGTATGTTCTTGTATCAGAACGTACCGCCTCATCGATGGTATATCCCGTTATTAGCGATTCGGATAAATCTAACCGCATCGTTTCAATTACATCATGAATTTTTTCATTCACACTCTGCATAAAATTGCGAGTAAACGAAGAGGCATCTTCTTCTAATGCATTGAAAATCATGTTTTTGTTATAGGACATTAGAATTCTCCCTCTTCTTGCGGCTCAGACGCGCTTTCTTTTTGAATTTGACTTTCTATCTTCAGGATGTCTTCATCGGTTTGATGTAATACTTCCTTCTTTATATATTCTTTTGAAAAATAGACTCCAACATATTCTTGCATATCGCGGAGAATCTCCATCTTATCCTTCATTATTTCCAATTCTTTAAGTTCCGAGAAGTAAGAATCCTTTTGATATTTGAACATTATCTGTTGTTCAAGTACATTCCATTCGGATTCTAGAATAATTCCCTTTGCAATGAGTTGAATTTTAAGAATATTCAAGAATAGATAATTGAACCGACTTCGTAACTTTTCAATGAACTTTGCGAATTTTACTTCATCCCGTGTAATTTCAGTAGATCTACCAAGGTTGAAACCGGACTCACTTTCTAGTCGAGATATAGGAACATTTAATGCTCTATAGAGTTTCTTCTGTAGATACATTACATCTTCCATCTCGCCTAAGTTTTGACCACCATCAAGGGTGGTAATCTCTGTACCTTTACCACCCTCTCGTCGCGGAATCCAATAGTCTTCAAGCATTGACATGTGTCGTCTATCATCTTTAATTTCACCGGTAGCAGCATCATATGTAATCTTGTTTCTATACCGATTCATGATGTCTCGTAGATACTGTTCTGCTTTTTGCTTAGGTAGGTTACCAACATCAATATAGAAAATTCGTCTTTCTGGTGCGCGAGATATTCGGTAAATGACAACAGCATCCTCAATTTGTCTAAGCATGTTCATGGGTCGGATTGCTTTGTGTAAATATCCAATCACTCTCTTGCTCGTAGCATCAACAACACCGGACGGAACATAACAGATAGCATCAACACTAATTTTCATACCAGATGTTGGAGTGGGTGTAATTGTATTTTGTGTAGTATCTGTAAACAAGAAGAACTCTTCTACCTTTTTTACAACTGGAATGTTATCTTGACCCCCATCTACAACAGATCTAAGGTTACCCTTTTGAACCTTTCTAATCTTCCGTATTTTCACTGGATCAATAGGGCGTAATTCCTTAAGACCTCGTTTGATAGTCTCGGGATCGTTTCCTTCGTGAAATATCATATGATAATACAACTTACTATCCACATACCATCGTCTAAAAATATCAGAACCCTTGTTGGAAAAATTAATCAAAGTTAATACATTTTCAAACTCTTTTGCCACTTTAGATTTGATTTTGTCAGATAAATTTGTATTGTCTAGATTAATATCAACTGCCCGTCCATTGTGACCATACACAATAGATTCATTTGTGATATCCTCAATTGCTTGATCTACTTCAGGATAAAGTGACATACCTCTATATTTTGATATGAGGTCATTCTCACTTTTTATTATTCCAAGAAAATCAACATACGAACCAAAAAATCCACCCTGAACACCATCCATAGTGTAAGTACCATCGTATGAGTTGGGCTCAACGAAAGATGGGGGTTTCTTCTTCTCTTCTTTTTTCTCTTCTGCCTTTTTACCCAACGAAAATCCAAAAAAGTCAATAGCCATAATATACTCCTCTAATAATTAGAAAAATCACCCATCTGCATCATCTGCATTAGTCATCATATGATAAGAATATGATAGGGACACTGTAAACTCCATAAACGAATCACTTGTTTCCTGACTTAAATCCATAGAACCGATTTCAATAGGAAATGCCCCATATAGAGTGTATGTATCTATAATGTTAATGTTCTCGTCTGATATATTTGAGTTTGGACTTAAAACATCAACCGTCACCGTTTTAGCCTGTTCTCTCGCTACCCCAACTCCCGCCGGAGTTTGTATCCCATTCATCCATGATAAAAATTTATCATATAAAGTGTTAGCATCTTCATCAGCATATATAACCGTCATCTGCCAATCAGAAAATGTTCTATCACCAGGCATGTACACTTTACGACCATGATAAGGTACTTCAATTACACCCACGGATGATGCTGGCAATGATGCAGATTTAACCCAGAATACCTGTTGCTCCCCACCGACCACCACATCATCAATTGATATTTTGAATAGTGAAGGACGAACAAATTGGTTGTCTATTAAGCCTAATAAAACTTGATCTATTGCCATAATGGTTATCCTGTTGTTATTTCGTCTTTGCTGAAGTATGTATACTGCATTGTTACAGTAAATTCTGAGATTGCGTCACCATCACTTTGGTCTAGTGTAACTTCACCCAGTTCTGCTGGCCAGCACCCCACCAGTTTCCATATATGTGCGGAATCAGTACCATCTAGGTTCAACAAAGTGATAGTCCAATCTTCAAATAATTTACTGGCCGTGGCCGAGGGTTGACCTATATTCTCCGAATGTTGTATATCTTGTATCCATTTTTGAAACTCACGACGAAGATCATCGTTCGCATATAGGATTGTTATTGTCCATGTGTCAAACGTTCTAGTGCCAGCCGTTTTAATTTTACGACCTTTGTAGGGTATATCAATGGCGGATAATGTTGACGTTGGAGTTGTAACTGCTTTGATTTTTATGTCACCGTGTGATGATAAAGAAGAAAGATGTCCATCAGCAGGGGGAGTCACTTTGAAAAAAGTAGGTCTTAGTACTTTTTGTGATCCAGCCGCACCTATGATATTATCAATGCTCATTGGTTGATACTCCTAAAATCAGAACGAGGTGGACTCATTTGAGTTTACTCTACTAGAAAGAACATTTTCGTTAAACACAGCGGCATTACTTTGTGCTGTGAAGTTTAATTGAATCACCGTGATAGAATTGAGAGGTTTGATGAATATGTCTGCGACAAATCTACCCTGCTCAATTACGTCACTAGGATTGTTTGTGGTATCACAAGTAATAGAGAACGATTCAATACCTCGTCTTGCCTGAACATTTCGCAAGAATGGTTCAATTAGATTCTTGAACGATTGCTGCGTAAACGCATCATTAAACTCAAAGAGTTGCAACTTCGCTGCGGTAGCAATCTGCTTTTCTAGAGCGTTGAATAGTCGTCTAATTTGAATGCGATCAAAGGCACTTGGTCTAGATTCCAATGTCTTGTCTCCGAAGAGAACTGCACCCTCGCCCTGGAATATTACTACAGGGTTGATCTGACTTCCATACAATTCATCTCTTTCCTGACGAGTTGGATTGAGGGACAACTTGATGATGTTGTTGATTGTGCCTCTGTTCAGACCAGCAGGCGACCACCAGGGATCGTTTGTGGCAGAAGTTTTAGCAACAATACCAGCAACATCACCATTCAATGGAATCCATCTACCGATGTCGTTCCGGTTATCGTAGATATACTTAAAACCACTATCTAACGACATATAAGAGTTAGATTGAATTTCATCTCTTGCTGATTTCGCATCAGCAACTGTGCTGGTTGGGGTGGAGTCATTGGTATTCTCGAATCCACCAGTAATTCCAGTGAATGCAGTACCAAATCCAATACAATCTTTTCTGTCTGCTGCTATTTCAGCAATCGCAATGTTGTCATTGTTGTCATTTGTTCCGGTAACAAGGATGTCAACATCTTGAGTGTCGGTGTCTCCAAACCCTGTAGAATAATCTGCGCTTCTGCCACCGAATGATGTTCCAACAGAACCTCCATTCAGGAAAGTGATTGCCACGTTACCCGAAAGTCCTGCTGCGGTAAACCCAGAATCTGTCGCGTCACTAAATCCATTGAACCATTGTGCTGACCAATCACTTAAAGTAACATCAGAGTTATTTTCTACAATATCACTTAGAGATTGGTCTGAATCTGTAAACATACCAGAATTAAGTTTAATGTATTGTGATGTGTTGTTTATTACGTCTTTGTAGTAGATGTTGGTTCCATCAATACCCTTTGCATTAATGAACCGGGATAGACCTATGTGTGATTCTAATATTTCATCCTTTATACCCAGTGCAGTATCAACTTCACCCGAAAGCACTGCAATGTGCATTTCGTCGGAGGTAAGTCCGCGTGCTTCTGCAAACGCAGTTGTTGATGGGACGTAACCATAATTATTATTGTTGAATACGCCGTATGTTGTTCCCCATGCAGCACTTGTGGGTCCGTCATTATATCCGTTAGCACCAATAACAACTACCCGGAGTTGGTTGCCCAAATCGCCTGAGTACTTAGATGAGAATGTTGAGGTTGGTCCTGTCCCATATGAACCCGCTACTCCTGCGCTGAAACCCATTGCACCCGCAACCCCACATGAATTTGCATATGTTTCGCAACGACGAACCAGAAGAGGACTGCCATAACTTAAGAAGTTGGCAGCAACCCACCAATCCATACCGCCAGTGCCGGTAGTGGGAGGACCGAATGTTCTATAGAGTTCATTTTCATTTGAAATTTGTACATTGGAGCCAGTTGGACCCCATTCTAGACGACCAACAAATCCCGAAACCACGTTAGATACGTTTTTTGTAAATGAGGTTAAGTTTGATCTAGATACGTTTACATTTGGACTGACATTGAAAGCCATACTTTATCCCCTTAAATTCATGTAGGAATTACTTCTTATTGACATTATTATATATGACTTTCTTCTTTTTCACCAAATATCTGTCTTCTCCCAACGATCTTTCTTCTCCCAACGATCTGTACCATCCCAATAACTACTTTCCTCAACACCATCGTCTATTATTCCAAAGAATGAAATTTCTTCTTCTAAATCACTTATCTCTTCTTTATATATGTCTGTTCTAATATCAACATCGGTCAAATTTTTGAAATAATCCTGACGAGTCAACCAACAAAACAACACAAGAGTCATCACTAAATCGTCGTTGTAACTATCATCCGCCTCATATGATTGCTTTTTTGCGACAAAGGTTGTAAGTTCATGTATTATGTCAGCGTCTTCAATAATAATCCGATCATTTTCAATTAGAGATTTTAAAACCGAACATCCTAGTTTTTTCACAGGGATGGTCGTGCGCACTCCATAATGTGCGCTTTTCCCACTAAACCCCCCGGTGATTGTTTGACCCTTTCTGCCCATGTAAGAAGACATAAGAACATTTTCGTATTCCAAATCTTCCTTCAATACATCAGCAACCTGCGCTCCAATATCATTAATTTCAACAAGAACATATGCTCTGTTGTATTGTTTTGCCAATGAACGAATAACGGTCGGAAACAACATGGGCGAGATGAGATTGTTTCGGTATTTCGCAACTACTCTATACGGAGTTTTATGAATATCAACCACTGTCAACGCGCTGTAGTCCTTACCAACACCCCTAGATGGATCTGCACATATGATGTATGTGTGATCTTTCTTCGGATCTTCATAGACATCAACACCTTCTCTATTGGATATTTTTGGAGTCTTATGTACCATTGTGTGTAGTTTTGACGATGCTATGAGAGTTGCGCTGCTGCCGAGGAAATCGCATTCAAATTCCGTTTGAAACTGTTCCTCACTTGTGTTTGCAATAGTTTCTTCTTTCCACGCATTTCCTCTAAGTGGTCCTCCTGGATATAGGGGTACTTGGTTCCAATGCACTTCAAATGACACATATTCATTCTTACCCGGTTCGCCCTTCTTCCTGTTTGCACCCACCCAATACCTATAGAACATATTCAGACCATTGGGGGTGGATACCATCATTACTTTTGTGCTTTGACCGGAAGTAATAGTAGGATAAACCGAACTGAAAAATTCTTCTGCTATGTTGTTCGGAACGTGGGCAAATTCGTCAAGCATGATGCAGTTGAATGATCCACCACGAATTGCACTGGCAGAGGTGGATGATGCAAGAATCTTAGAACCATTCTCCAACTCAATACTACCTTTATTCCATTCAATGATACCTTGCTGCAACCAGAGGGGAAGATATTCATATGTTAATTTCAGCCTACTTAAAATTTCTCTTGCTGTTGTTTGTTTGTTAGCAAGAATGGCGACTGACATGCTTTGATTAAATAACACATAATGTAAAAGGTATGATACAATTGTAGTAGATTTACCACTCTGCCTGGGAAGTTTTGATATTGTAAATCGGTTGTCGTGGATGACATTGACAAGTTCTTTTTGATAATCATACAGATTAAAAGGAACAAGACCCAAATCTAGATGCACAATTTTAATATACTTCTCAATAAAATACACAGGATCATTGGCACATTTTATATATTCTTCCACCTGTTCTGGTGTGAACTGAATATCCACCCCGGAAGGCTTAAGATTTGAGTTTCCTAAATATCCACCACGCTTATCCGTCATCTGTATGTTCTATTTCATTCTGAAGTGCTTTGTTTCTACTTCTAGACTGGTTTATCAAGTCTTGAAGATCACTGGTCGATCCCACATAAATGGAATTATTGGTCGTATTATTTTGCTTATATTCAATCTTATTAATGTCAGATGCTTTTTGGTGAATACCGATCAGATCATTATTCATTTCTGATACTGTCTTCAGTAACTGAGAAACTACTTCATATGCTCTAGGCGCATCTCCATTTTCAGCAACGTTCAATATACCCTCTATGGCAACTTTACCTGTTCCAATCAAATCCAGCAGATTGGTTCTAGCATCTTGAAAGTCAACCTTGCGACATGCATCACTTAGAATTATATCAGTATCTCCCACAGGAGGAACTGCATCCGACTCAACAATTTCCGGTACTATTTCATTAGTGACCTCAAATGCTACATCTAATGCTTTTGAAATTGCTTCATCTGTTTCTTTTTTTCTATCACGCATATGTATTTCCATAAATGTCTATTCCACCAGAACCACTAGAACCACCAACAAACTTATTAGTATTTATATCGTCTGTATAATTGAAATCATCTCGGTTGACATCTCCACTAACTCCATAAACAAATCTATTCGCAGCACCAGCAGGACCAGTTCCACCAGTGCCTCTTGGAACGTCCCAATTATCCTCATCATTAAAGTCAAAGAATACAATGTCTGCGGAACGAACACTTTTCTGCTCTTTTGTTGGTCCGAATATGTAAGTCTTAGCAGTGAACGTATATTGGGTAGTTATTAATCGTCTAATATCAAAGTTACCTTCATATTCTTCAGATAATGTAACGTCGTTTAGTGTAATAGGAACATCCACTTTTTTATTAATATCGTTAAAGTTGATTGTCATTGTGAAGTCGGGTGTAAAGTATGGTAGTATTTGCTCTGTTATCTGGAGAGCATCGTCCATGTTTCTGACATATGTTTGAACAATAAATGAGATATCATACGGAACCTCAGCGTATACGAATTCACTTTTAGTTGAATCGGAACTCGGCACCGTGCGTCTTGTTAATGAATTTCTTTTTCTCGAAGAGTCGTAAATGTAGTTGGTGATCTCAAATGACATACGAGGCAATTCAATGACCTTATTATCATCTGAAATACTACTTGTCTCCATTAATCTTCTGATAAACTTTTCTTTAGCACCATACGCTAAAGGAACTCGTATTTGTTCCTTCTCCGTACCATCCGAATTCTTTCTGGATATTAGGATATTGTTGAATAGGGAACCAAAGCCGATCACGGTCTTACGAATTGATTCTTTGTAGAAATGTGTAAACACTAAAATTCTCCCTCACTGAAAGGATCAACGTCAGTAAAGTCAAATATATTGTCCCTATCTCCAATAAACTGGAAGTCTTCATTCTGACCAGAATTATCATCAACTACAGGTTCCTGTGGTATTATGATGGTGGTCGTTTCGGTAGCAGTGATGAAGTATTCTGCCCCAGAAACTGCACCTATGACACTCTCTGTGGGGTCAGTATTCAGCGTTCCTACGACGTTTGTGATTCCGAGGGTCTTACCCGTAAGATTCCAATTAATCGCCGTAGCAGTCGCTGTGGCGGCTCCTAGCGTCCCTCCTGTGGTCCCTGAGACTTGGAAGATAGTTTCACCGGCAAAGAAATTGGTATATTCGATACCAGATACCCGATCACCTAAAGATAAGTTAATCATAAATTGTTTTCGTTCTTCTTCTACATTATCAATATCACTAATACCGACATCGATGTCTTCGTGGGAATAGGTGAACACATCACAAGATAGGACATATGTGTAGAGTCTTCCCAATTGATAGAATGGATTTTCATGTTCAACAAATCTAATTTCAAATAATGTCTTACTTAAAGGAAAATATATCAAATCTCCCTCGCGGGGTCTTTTGATGTCCTCATATGTTGATATAGTTTCTTCAAATCGTCTACGAGACACAACCAAAGTCATGCTATCTTTTATTTCAATTCCAAACTTACTAAGGATATCTCCTTCGCCCTCAAACCCATCAACATTCTGAATATACATTTCAATTTCATAACCATCATCAAATTGCGATATCGTGTCTTCTCCAAACAATTCGTCTAAATTGACCAACGTTCGAGGAATATAGATAAAATCTTGACCCATCGATTTGATGGTTTCGATGGTCAGGTCTTCAACAATGTCGGCATCACCGACATATTTCTTGAAATAAGGATTAGTTGTCATATTATCCTACCGTAAAGTTAATAGGCAGTTCGTATGTCAGAAGTACTTCCTGCTCTAACCTCATTATTTCTTCATTTGCTTCCGCTACAATCTGACCACCCCTCATTACTGCTCCACCAGGAAGTGCTACGTTGTCAAATTTGGAAAGGTTGTCTCCCCATTGCTTCTTCAACAACGCGGTGAAGTATTTTTTCAATAGTATGTCATTATATATTTCACCAAAAATATCTGGATTTATAGCAACAAAAGCCTCAATGAGTAAATTCTTACCTACTGTCACATCATCATTCCAGTCCATGTCAATGTGTAATTTGTTAGTGACTTTATTGAATTGGATCTGTTTCTCTGGTTCAAATTGTTGTTCAATAAGACTGATATATCTTTTGGTGCTAGAATAGGATGCTATACCCATAGCAGTACCATTAAACAGATTTCGATTAATTCCAAAATAATCATTCAATGCCATTTGATATCTAACATTAAACATGTTAGATGTACCTGCACCAAATCTAAAAACACGAACTACGCTTACTACGTCTTTTCCTGTTGGGGTGTCCCCCTCTCCCTCACCACTAGCACCATTGATGGCACCAAAATTGTCAACGTTAAGGAATCCCTGATCTATATCGTCCTGTGTGACTGCGTAATTAAACAATGCCTTCTCGACACCATCAAAATGACGCTCAGTGAAAAACTGAATAGCATCCTCAAGACGTTCTTCTGCTTGTTGTCTATCAACATTTATTTCAATGACGGGTGCGCCCAGCCGTCTGAAAGCATAATCAATTAAACCATCCTTAGTGGTAATTGCTGGCATCTAACATCTCCCTTTTCTATCATTATGTATAATAGCAGGGATATAGATTCGATTATTCTTTTTTATCTTTTGGTGTTGGCTCTTTTGGGGGATCTGGGGAATCGGGAAGAGACACCTCAATATTACGAATATCTTCTGGTTTCATGTTTTCTATATAAAATCTTCTAGTTGGAGTATCACCACCCTCATCATCTTCCGCAGACTTATAGTTTGCAAAACCTGGCATATTCAACGGACAATATAACTTTGGATAATCTAATTTACTATATTCATCCCCATCCGACATCAACCAAGTACCCTTTCGGTCACCGCAACCACACCCGCCGCAGTAATTCTTACCCGCAGTTTTACTATCTCTTAAATATTCACAGGGTATAAGTTCGTCATCGTTCCCAAAGCAACTCAACACCCTAAGTTGCTTTGTTGCCTCGTCAATTTTTTTATTATTAACACCACGCGATACGATTGCCGATGCAAAATTTTTCATCATTCCCATTTTATCTTTCAATGATGATTTCGCAAAACTTTTATCTTCCATATTAACCCTATCTCCATTATGTTATATTACCAATGATACTTAATTTGCTGCCCCACTCATGTTTCAAATCTGTCAAAGAGGCTTGGTTTATTGTAGCAGGATTGCCAGATAAGTCAATTGTCAATTTACTTGTATTGTAAGTTGTAGCATATTTCTTCAAAACGTTAAAGAGTATAATGACATCTGCCGTTCCAATATTATTTCCAGCAAGATTCAATTGCGTTAAGTTTGCAGGTATGATATTTTTATCCGCATCAATGAATGGAATATAACTCAGTTTATTATTTGAGGCATCGATGTAAGTACATTCTCCGAATACTTCTGTAACCGACCCCTGTAAGGATATGGAATTTATCTTGCAGTTGTTCATGTGAAGTTCTTTGACTCCTGTATTTTTAGGCATCGAAAGATAGGAAAGATTTGTGTATGATATATCCAAAATGTCAATTTTAGTATCATCCTTAATATCCAGCATTACCAACGGGTTATCACTTGCATCAAGTTGACGCAATCCAGTCCCTTGATGTAATGTGGGAATGTTTAAAGATGTTATTTTATTGTTTGAAACATCTAAAGAACCATCACCATTAAATTGTCCAAACCCACTCAGATCAATTGCACCTATTTTATTGTATGATATATTCAAGGAATATATGTATGGGTGTCTTGATATATCAACAGAAGAAATATTATTTCCAGAACAATCCACCACTTCTAGAGAATCAGAAGATGGTAAGGTTAGTGTGTCTAATGTGGTGTCATTAACAAATAATTTTCTAAGATTGGTTTTAGATGATAAATTTAAAGAATCGTTCTGATAATGCTTTCTTATTTCAATCTCACCACCCATGTTTATATGATTACTGCAATAGTAATACAATCTATTTGGAGTCGATTCCGTAATGGTTATTGTCGCATGTGATCCTTCCTTACCAACTTCACCAACAGAAACGTTCGTCTCATAAGGAATTCCTCCGTCATGAAGTCCATTTGACGTTTCAGAAAATCTTAGAGTGTGGTGTGTGTTATAATCATCGGATGGACGCAAAGACGAATCAGAGAGGTCAAACACATACGTCTGACCAACATATAAGAATAATTTATCTCTAGGAATACCATTTATCTCATATTGACTTCCTGTACCATCGGACTTATTACTCACGCGAACGTTAAATGGATTCTTCTTTCCTTGTACATTAAGAACCTCCACAGAAGAAGAAACGTTTTCTAAATTGAATCCGCTATCTGGCATCACATCTAACTTTTTAATCCCATCCAGCAAATTCATATTCAGATCATGGATATCCAACATTCTATATCTTCCTCTGCTGTCTCCTTCAATTAATGACAGCGTTCTAATTTTTCCCAATGGTGCATTATTCCGAACCAGCAATTCCTTACCTTCAATCGCCTTAACCGCTTTGTTGTGGTTTGGTTTTCTAATCTTCATGCTATCAGTAGGGAATCTCATAGGAGGCATGATGTCTTCTTTTATCCTGTAATAGAACGTGGGTAAAGATTCAACATCATCTTCATATGATGAAGATATAAAGTCAATAAATCTTCCCGGTGTTCCTCGTTTAATGAATGAAGTGTAGTTGCTATATGTGGGATCAAGTACAGACGAGCCCTCACCAGAAGAATCACCGCTCATATCAGTGAGAACCGAATTATAACAATGAGTTCCGTTACCCATATAGACACCATTAGAATTTATGCAGTTGCTTCTTGTGTAAAAATTATTACACAACCCATTGATCGAACATGAACCCACGGGATACCCATAAGAAGCAGAACCCACATCATCATATGCATAACCATCTGGATTGTCGCCAGGGAAACTATTGTATGCTGACTTTAGATCCTCGGGTGTAATACCACACCCCTTGAATATGTGTTTCATTTGTATGGTGCTGTTCCAATCTCCCGATATAACTTCACACCACTTCCGAGTTGTCATGAACGCTAATTTGTTGTTTTGATTCATTTCAGATCCAAGAGGAGCGAAGGTATATAAACATGATCCTATTTCATCATCCCTATCATAGCATGCATACCCGTCTTGGCATTCATGACAATCACCCCCCTCAACAAAAATCCATTCGCTGTTTAGATAATCATTCTGAACTATTTCTCTACAACCAAGTTCTGTAACAGAATCAACACATTTTGGTTCACCTATAGTTCTACAGCACTTACCAACAGGTTCTTGTTTTGCACAATTTTGGAGCATTGTTGATGTACAATCATACCCCGCAAAGAACTCGCCCTGAAGTTGATTACAAGTCGTAGCATCTGTCATGTTACAAATGTTAGAATGACAACACGCACCGAACACTATATTTTGGCAGTTGGTGTTCTCACATCCAACCTGACCCAAATATACACCATACGAATTTAGACACACATCTTCCGGTAAAGAGAAGCATCCGTTGTGTCTGCAACATGCATGATTTATTCTTTCGTCTCTTTGGCATACTTCACTTCCGCATACTTCATCATCAAAGAACGTTCCACCTATCGCAATACAAAATGCTTCTGGATTTCCTCCCCACCGGGAATCGGTGTTGTCCATATATTGACACGGAGTGTCATAACCAGTAGAAGTGACATTGCAGCAAATGCCTGATGATGCAGGAATCAAATTACTTCCGTCACAACCAGAACCAAAATCAGCAGTTGCCCCACCAATCTCCCTACAAGACTCATTCGTACAAATTCCAGCAAACACAATTCCATCTGCACAACAATCAAAAAGAGTCTGACTTTCACAATCCACAGATTGGCATGTCTCTCCCATGTGGAATTTATGTGTGGGAGTTGTGGGATCGAGTTTTTTAATGTTACAATAATCTTCTGTCACATTATCCGCACATGTACCATCACACGCACAACACGCACCCAGAACTGATGGAGTGTTTATTGGTATTGTATCGCACGTTGAATCTCCATTTACACAGGTTGTACCAGAACCCAAAAACACCCCACCTAAATCAGAACATTCTTTAAAATTTAAACTATCAGAATCATTACATACTTTATTTTCACCGATAGCATAACAACATGCACCAGTGAATCCACTTGGTTGGTATGTTACATTTCTGGTTCTAAATTGTATGGACATTATTCACCCAATTCTCTTATTCGTATTGTTGCTGTTTTTCTGGATTTGTTGTCCAGGGATCGAACTATTTGAAATGCATACTTCTCATCAATATCTATTATGTCCCCCTCGTTCTTCTGCTTTAATTTTTTCAGAGGACTCATAGTTTCTAGTGTGTTGTAGACAAACACATTCTTCTTTTGTATAGAATCCTTAGCAAAGTCTTTCTCTAAAAAATTCATGGGGACGGAGGATCCTGTTTGGTTTCCGCAAATTGACCAATCGGGTAAAGCAATAAATCTAAATTCGTATTTATCCCGATATTGAATATCCTTGTTACTAAATATTGTCTCAAAGTTGCAAAAGTTTGTTTGTCCCGCGAGTGAAAAATTACCAACACGCACACTGCTGCACGAAAACGAATTATCTATTGATTGATTTCTATAGTTTCTGTTTGTTAAGTTAGAATATAAACACAATCCTGTTTCGGTTGTGTCTCCATAGTAACCATAACAGGGATATCCATCGACATCAGGGTATTGATTCTCCTGAAAGTATGAATTAACACAACTATCACAAAATGATTTTTTAGAATACACTCGTCTACCATCTTCTAAGCAACATGTTCCATTTGGATCTTTATTGTCGGATATTATACTATACGATTTTAATGGTATGTGTTTCAGTGTCTTAGACATCAGTTTCTGCTCCTATTTCTTGGGCCGCTCGGAGGAGTTGTGTTGCGTGGAAGTCCAATAGGAACTGCATCTGGATTTGGTAAAACGCAAGTGCAATCTGTTTCTGGATCATGACACTTTGTTCCCACGCCCATAAAGACAGGTGGTTGTTCACCATCATCCACTCCGGGTGGTTCGCTAAAGTAACCCTCCAAACAAGTCACTTCATATTCACCATTTACGTTTTGTAAATAACACCATGCTCCTGGAATATTCTCTTGACCCCCGCCCGATCCATATGCAGTGCAACAATCACTATCACTACAAAACATTCCTACACCCAAGAACACACCATTTCTACTATCGCACACTTCCAGCGTAGTGTCTTCACAACTATCCGGCCCTTGGCAACACGCACCCACTGATGCTTCTTCAGAGGTGCATGGGTTTGGACAATTAAATCCTGCTATACCACATGCTTCTCCTAGCCAGAATATCCCACCAAACAAATCACATTCGTATAGCGTTACATTGGATACACAATATGATTGACCAGTTAGGACATTATAGTTTGTGCAGCAAGCACCTCTCTGATAAAACCCACAATTGGATGTGAAACAACTAAAGTTTTCATTGAAGTTACCACCATTTCTGTTGCAATATTCTTCTGTTATAAATTCATCACAACTACCATTCAAATAACAACAAGAACCATAATCACTCAATGTATCATCTGTTATACCATAACCACAAGCAGAAACGGTAGCAAACCACGATTCGCCTCCATCGATGGTTAGTAGATTTATTATGTCTGTTCCTTTGGTGAATGGAGGACTTTCGTTGAATTTAAACTTGCTAGAAAACTCAATTCCCAGTGGTCCCCCTTCAATGAAAAGAGTCATTGATATTGCTTCACCATATTTATTCTCATCAACATATGGATCAAATTCTCCGGACAGACCTGAAATCTCTCCCACATTAATATCTGTTATATTAAATGGCGCAACTAAGGTTTGAACATTACCGTCTGATAGATCTAATATGATGTCATTATCTGTGTTGTTTATTACCCAATCATATCCAACACCATCTCCGTTGTTCCAAAGACGGGCTATCTCATCATCAGTCAAACTTCTCCCCCACACACTTAAAGCCTCTGTTCTTCCATATAAAGGAAATGATCTAGAGTACTCGGGGTTATCTCTAAAATTATCATATGCGGGATAGCCGGGAGCATATCCCACAAACATATTGAAATTGTTATTACGCAACTTATATGTTCCAGCATTAATATCGCTTGCTAATTCCTTACCATTATGATAAACAGCAAGTCCACCTTCATCAAAAAACGATCCTGTATTTCTTATTGTGTAATTGAG